CTTCGTCAGCCGCACGTTGGAACTCTTCCTCGTACAACGCCTTCAATTCAGGCATACGAGCAAATGCTTCCGGCCTCTTAGAAGCAAGGTGATAAGCAAGACCAGAGATCATCGCAGGGACAAACCGAAACGGCACGTCCATGTTGTTGTTAGCGTTCTGCCCAACATCCTGCTGACGCCGCAACCTGTAGTAAACAAACTGTCGAGAGATCGTATTGTCCGGCACCTGCCAGAACGTAATTTCAGGAGTCGTTGTATCCCTGGCAACGTAGTACTGAATCGGAGTACCTTGCACCAGCTTGTTAGGCAACGTATTGTAGGTAACGAAAGAGATCCGGGTAATCGCAATATCAGTCTGATTGTTCTGCTGACCTGCATACGTCCGAATCACTCCTTCTAGAATGTCAATCGTATCGTCAGGAAGATTGTACGTTGCGGTGCCAGGAGTCAGCGACAGCGTTCCTGCCTCTACGCACCACAGATTCAATCCTCGATTCGCCCACTCCATCGAGAGAAGGTTAAGACTCCTACGCGCAGTCCTAATCTCGTAGCCACCCTTAACCTCTACGCCAATTCGTTCGTAGGCTTCCTCGATAATGTCGAGGATGTTGATGTTCCAATTTGCCGTACCAGATGTAGCCATTACCGGAACCTCTTAGCGATCTTCTTGGCGCTCTCAGGCTGACTAGAGAACTGCTTACCCTGAGAGCTTGCTTCCTTCTTCGCCTTCGTAGAGGCAGCGTAGACGCCAGCAGGCATAGCCTGAATCGCCTTCTTAGGAAGGTAACGCTCTCCAGTAGCCTTAGGGCCTTGCGTAGAAGGCTTACCGCTCTTGGTAGTCCACTCTTCCTTTGTCCATTTAGAAAGGCTCTTCTGGCTGCTAGACTTCGATCCAGAGTACCCTCCACCAGCAGCCTCATACTTCTGAGCGACTAGCTGCGCTTTACGCGCAGACCACTGTCCAGGCTTGCCACCCTTACCGGATGACATTACCTGCGACTTGATACGCTCTCGAAGCTGAGGCTTAGTGTAGGACATTAGAATCCTTTCTTCATTTTAGGTGTACCCATCTTGGGCATACCCATCTTACGCATACCCATCTTTGGCGTGTTCATACTCGATACCTTTCGAGAAACAACTGCCTTAGGATACATCCCAGGAGTCTGCGCCTTTACAGCCTTGCCAGTCTTCTTCGACATCGAAGGAGTGCTGACCTGCTTAGACATAGAGAATCGTCCCATCATTTCTTTTTCATGCTCCTAGCTTCAGACAAGGCAATTGCAATGCCTTGCTTGGGGTTGGTTACCTTTTGGCCTGACGAGGACTTCAGCTTGCCAGCTTTGAACTCGTGCATGACCTTACCAACCTTGCCCTGCTGCTGCATTGACATCTTCATCTGGCCTTTCATATTAACCCCAGCAGATCGTGACCGCATCAATGTTTGTAGCAGAAAGATAGATGTTGGTCTTAAATCGAACTCCATTTCCACCAAGAGGTATAGATGTAGTTGCGTTATTAGGAAGTGAGATGTCGATTAAAACAGTTCCGCCAGAGCCACCATCTTTAAGTTGAATAGATCCAGCCTGAGCCGTATGAGCGAAGATCGTGACAACCCTTCCAGGGCCATCAAATACAACGCCAGTCGCAGTCATCTTTTTGCACTGAAGATCGCTAGTCATATCGCTTCACCTTTTGACTGGCAGGAGGAGCTTTCTTGCTTCCGCTAGGGCCAGCCCACAATACCTTTCTCGACCAATAGTTAGCCGACAGCTTAGAGTCCTTGCCTTTAATCCCGGCGCTACGAGCCATATAACTCTTACGCGCCGCAGCAGAATAGTTGTGTCCCATCTTGGCATCACCAAAGTGGACCAGCTTTACCTGATCTCCTTCTTTTGCCAGGACCATCTTCTTCTTTTCAGGCTTCGAGGATTTAATCGGCTTGTTGAAACCGGGGAACGTGTGTCCCCGGTATTCAATGCCACCGCTAGGCGTTCGCTTGAAGCTGGGCATGAGACATCCTTAGAACGTCACACTACCCATGCTGTAGATCGTCACAGCAGCGGTGCTTACATCGGTGAAGGTGACAAGGAAGTCCTTCTGCGCGTTCTGAGCAATCGTCATCGTACCGCTCAAAGTAAGACCCGTGTTGGTCGTCATCGTAATCGTTTCCGCAGCGTCAGCAGTATTGCGGATGGTAACGATAAAAGATGTACCAACAATCGCACCAGGAACAGCAGTAAGAAGAGAAGCAGCAGTTGGGAAAAGATCGGCACGAGCGCCGCCATTCGGATCACGCAGAATCAATCCAGTTTTCAACTGAGCAGCGGTATAGGTTACATCTGCAGCCGTGGTGACAGTAGTAGCCGTAAGCTGAAAGAACGGAACGCTAGAGGTGTTGAGAACAACGCCAGTACCCTGGGCGCTAAGAGTCAGCGATACATTCGAGGAATCATTGCTGTAGCCCTGGAAACCATTCTGGCTTCGTACGGGTCCAGTAAACGAAGTGTTAGCCATTATAATTCTCCTTCAAGGAAGTTTTCCCTATCCGTCTCTTGAACGTCTGCATAGCCAGTCTGATAGGGTAGTTTGCTATGAGTAAGGGGGGAGATCGCTCTCCCCCTATTTTGTTTACAGAGTACTAGGAAGCACCGGGGCTACCATACATACCCAGCGGATCAGACCACCCGAAGCTGTAACGCTCGCGTCCCTTGTACCGCATATTGCCCGTCTCGAAGTCACCTTCAGCCGAGGTCTTGAGGTTGACGCGCTCGAACATCTTCAGGCCATTCGGCACGTCCGTCTTCAGGAACCAAGCATTGGTGTCCGTCAGATAGTGGTTGACCGCATAACCTTCCGGCACCGAGGACAGGTTGTAGATCGCGTTGATGTCGTTGTCGGCAGTGTTGGTCCGAAGAACCGACTTCAACAGGCGCTCCGCAACGAACATCAGAGCAGGCGGGACAACCAGCTTGCGCGGCTTGGCAGCAATCAGCAAACCACGCTCGTCCGTCCACCCAGCGATCTGGATGATCGCAGCCTCAAGCGAAGTCTCGTTGAGGTCAGCGCCAGTCGTAGGACGGTTGGAGTTTGAGCCACCCGTGATGAGCGGGTGATCGGTAGCAAACAGCCGCTTGCCGTCACCACCAGTGTAGGAAGCGTTGAACCCGTTGTTCAGGACATTCGCACCCTTAACCTGCTTGGTGTTCGCAAACGCACGAGCCAGAGCCTTCGTATACCGCTGGGCAACGGCGACATACAGGTTGTCTTCCATCGCCTCTTCGGTAACCGCAAAGCCGAGAGCAATCGTTTCGTGGGTATAGCGCGAGGTGTAGGCTTCCTGCGCGTTGTCGTAGGCAATCGAACCACCTTCCGACTTAACCGGAGCAGTGCCGAAACCCGACAGCTTCACTTCTTCTTCAAACGCACGTTCCGAAGAGGTGATCTCGAAGATCTCTTTATGCTCTTCACCGTACCGAGCGTATTCCAAACCGAACAAGGCGTTCAGGCCGGGAACCAACTCTTTCAACATCTGTGAACGAGTAATAGCCATGATTGATTCTCCTTTCCTTGTCCCTTAGATTACGCGCCCGTAGCGTTCTGGTAGGCGTGGACGCCCTGGTTCCAGATGCAAAGGCAATCGGTATAAGCATCCCCCGGCTGAGAGTAGACCGAGTCTACAAAGCCGATGATCTTAACAGCCAGTGTGTTCGTGGTAGCAATCGAAGCGGCAAGCAAAGAAGCCGTCGAGTTGCCGCTAACCGTCGAACCAGAAGTGACCGCAGTCAGAGGAGCATTCTTGCCAAGATCCGTGGTGGCAACGGTGCCGTTACCCTGAACTCTGAAGACAACCCGAGGATCGTCAACAACGTACACATAGATCTTGGTGAGGCCAGCCGTGGTAGCAGAAGCCGGAAGGTACTGCGCCCAGGTGGGACGGCCCGTAGCATCAACATACTCGCAGCCGACAAAGATGCCAACCGGAGTATTTCCGTTACGAGTGGTGGTAGGGGTAGCGCCACACACAGTGATGACGCCAGAGTTCAAACTGACCGGGGACCCAAAGTAGATGGCATTGGTGTTATCAGCACCAATCGGGAATTTCCGAGCAGCGCCACGGAGAGCAGCGCCAGCCAACTCAAAGGGAACGAGGCCGTAGGGAGTAGCGGTAGAAGCCATTGTTATCCTCTAATTTCCTGTTCCGAAGGTAACAGTTGTTTTGGATTCTCTGAAGAGAGGCATCCGGCTGTCCTGTTCCTTCATTAGGTTGTTGTTTACCGCATCGGCTTGTTTGGCTGTCATCTGCTCGTAGTAACGATTGCGCTGTTCAACCATATGCCGTGCCGTTTTACATAGAATGAGGCCACCGATCTCGATAGTGCCATTCTTCGACTCGTTCAAGATAATGTCAGCCATAATCTCAGGGTGATCTTCGGCCCGTGCTACAGTCCAACCTTCGCGAAGGCGCATGGACACATTAGAGGGATCGGCTTCACCACGAATCGACTTCCGTACCCACCGGAAAGCCCAATCAGGGCTGGGGGCAGGATCGGGCAACAACGAGGGCGGCTTCCAAGATTCAATGCGCGATTCTGCTTCGCGGGTTTCCATTTCACGATTCGGCTTCATTACTGCATCTCCTTTTGCTGTTTCAGTAGTTCTTTCGCGTACTGCTGAGGAGTAATCCCCAGGCGTTTGGCTACAGCTAAAGCCGACTCTGTAAGCTGGACTTTAGTGCGGGTCTGTCCATTAGGCGTTCTAGACGAACTAATGACTACTCCGTTTTTGGCTTTGTTTTGTGTTGGTGCTGGTGCTTGGCTTGTAGCTTGCGTACCAGAGATGTTTTGGTGAAATTGATACACGGCCTTGTCGATAGCTTCGTAGTACTGGTCGCTCTCAGGATCTACTCCAGCGTTCACCAACTTAGAGTGAACGTCAATGGCGTACCCAGTAAGAGCCATATCGCTGCCGAACCAAGGATTTGCCTCTTTCCAGAGGACAGCTTTAGCGGATACCCGAGGTTGTGCAGGTTGAGCCGCAACAGGCTGTGTGTCCTGTGGTTGTAGATAGCTTACACTTGACGTAGATGGTGGTGTATAGGACTCCAGCACTCGCTTTTCATTAGCAAGTACCGCGATGGCTTCCTGTGCTGCTGCCATCTTGTCCGTATCACCAGCCTCGTAGGCTTCTTT